GGGATATGTAGTATCGATAAACGATTCCATAGAATCATCATCCATTAGGTATGATACGATTTCCCAACCCAATCGTTCAGTAACATCTTCAGCTTCTTTTTTGAAGGTATTCATATTACCATAGAAAGCGCCCGGCCCATCATCCACAATACCCTTACCACTTGGTGGAATAGAGGATGCTTCATTAATTAGTTCGTTCATATCAAATGTCTGAAGGAATGACTCCATTACGGACTCTACCTTAGCAATACGACCTGATACCAAGTCATAAATCTTTTGGTCGAACTTTGGATATACTGATTTAAAGAATTTTACTCGTTTTTGTTCATCCGGTTCAGACATCCCTTTACGAACTTCGGTGCCGGATATACCACGACCCTGTGGTGGTACAATATAAACGTATCCGTTATCCTTCATTGGAAGTGAAGTATCACCCTTATATGGTTGGAAGTATCTTCCTTTACCCATACCCAATCTACCAGCATCTTTCTCACCAACTACCGTTACAAACGCAGTTGTGTCCTCATCAAACTTACCAAGGATTTCTTTTGGTGCGTATGGATTCTTTACTTGATAGATTTTATTTTTTGGGATACCAAACATCGTGTTCATAATCTGAACTTTTTCCTTGAAACGGAATGGTGACTTTGGTAATTCTACTTTATCCGATGTTCCAATGTAAACATTGTCTTTACCAAATTTCTTCACCAAATGTTGGTATACTGCGTTATGACCCGAATGGAATGGATGAAACCTTCCTACATAGGTTACGACTGTTTTTTTGATGTCTTCAGTAAGGATTGATTCCGTTACCCATTCTTTTATTAATTGTCCCATAATAATAATTATCCTTGACTCTGACTTAACTGAAGTTTTAATTGATTTACTTCATCAGAAAGTTCTTGTATTGCTTTAATCATTGGTGAGATTAACTCGGTGTATCGTAGTCCCATTGATGAGCCAGTTGTAATTCCAGCAAAGTCTAATGTGGTTTTACCCACACTTGACAAGGATGAACTTAACTCTTGTGCTACCAATCCATAGTGAGTTCTTGAACCCGTTTTATAAGATAATATACTTCCCGATGAATCAATTTCAGCAGGTATATTGTTAAATTTATAACTTACAGGTCGTAATGAATTGACAAAACTTAAACCTAAATCTGAATCTGAAATATTTGATTTTAAATTTCTATCCGATGTTATAATAGTACCATTTGTTGCATATATGTCATCAAAATAATAAGTCGAATTACCCAAATCATATGTGTTGTTTGTAAATGGTATTACATTACCAACCGTCATATTATTATTTCTTGATGAATATAAAACTTGCCAAGCAAAGAATCCTCGGGAAAAAGAAATTGTTGTTGAACTTGGAACAGTCCATACTTTGTTGGTATATGTGTATGGACCTATGGTCACACTTGAATCATCATATTCACGAGAATAAAATCCCGATACGGTGTTGATGTACGACCTAAACAAAGTCGAACTTCCTTTAGGGTCGGTATATACGAGATTACCATTATAATCAAATTGTTGTTTACCCGTACCACTACCAACAGTAGCTCCAAATGCAAATCTAATATTACCCACGGCACATTCAATGGTGACTTGCATTCCGGTATTACCCGTAGTATAACCAGCAGTTTCACCATATGCAAATGGATGGATAATTGCTCCAATCGGATAGGTTGGTGCGGTTGAAAGTCTAATGAACGATGCACCCGTTTTTGTATTGTCTAATTTACTTTCAAGGCCAGATAAATCAAGATACGAATAAACCTTTCCATCAGAACCACTATATGTTCCAACGTAACTTGTCATATTTGGACTACCACCACCAGCAGTTATACCCGTATAGGTGTATGTAAATGAATCTGCACGTGCTGTATCTTCAAGTATTGTTCTATTAGCACTTACACTTCCAGATTCATCAATCGTAAAATTAGGAGTATATACTTGAATATTACTACCAGTAATCATTGCAGCGGAGGCTGTAATGTGTCCGTTTGATTTTAGAATCAATAAATCATTAGATGAATTGATTTGAGTTTCTGAAACTTCAAATCCACCAATACTTGCAGATACAAACTTAGCAAAACCATCTGAAGTGATAGATGCTGATGCGTTTGAAAGTGTAGAGGGTGAACCACCAATCGTAGCAGGTGTAGTAAGTTGGTCAACTGCAAGGTCACCACGAACCGTCATCGTACCATCTACATATTGTACATAGTTGTCAGTTGTCTTATCACCAAGTAGGATTGCAGAACCTGTTAACTGACCACTATCTCTTAAAATCAAATTGTTGTTTGAAGATGAGATAGTTGTAGAGTCAATCGAGAATCCACCAATCTCACCAAAGGTTGCGATAATACCACCTTGTAGATATACGTTGTCAGTAGCAAGACCAAATCCAGGATTAGACCTACCGTGAACCAAATCATTTCCAGCAAGACCACTCAAGTCACCCAATCGTGCTTTTAGTTCAATATCATACAACCCACTGCCAGTTCTCTCAACAATATCCATATACGGAGTTGAGGTGTCGTTTGGATTTGCGTTCAATCTAATGAAACCACTTCCAATCTTACCAGTAGAAACTACTACCTGACCGACATCGTATGATTGTGATACCGATGCAATATCACCAAGAGATGATGTATTTCCAGTAGTACCACTTCCATATGAACGTGTGACATTTAGAACACCACTAAAGTCATTTGAACTTGCAGCGTCCAATCGTGAGGTTGAATGAACTTTAACATATTCCGTACTGAATCCCGTGTCGGTTACTTTCTTTAGAGTTAGGATTTCGCCATTTGCGAATCCAGTAACATTCTCAACAACAAATGCACTTGATGATGGTGAAATATCCGTAAATATATGTGGAGTTAATGTGTTTGACCCCGAAGTATAATTTACATAAAAATCTTCACCGGGAAGAATTTGTTGCCCACCCAAGTCTTCAATTGCAACACCACCATTTATTTGGAAAATAGCAGAACCACCAGTCTCTCCAATTTTGTCGGCCGATGCTATGTTTTCACCATTATCAAATAAACTAGCAACGCCCAACGGTAAAGTTCCAAGATATTCCACATAAACCGTAGTACCATCTGACATTGTTGCTTGAGTTAGTGGGGTAACTGGTTGATAGTTTTCCAGTTTAAATGTAGTATCAAATGCGAATATATCTTGAGTGTTGGTAAATGAGTTTGTAACTGCCGTGTATGTTGTTGCGATACTCGATGAGTATGAACCACTCAATGTAGTTGAATTAGCAACATACAATTGACCGCCAACTGCGTTTACACTTTCTTTCTCAAATGTAGTTGTTGCAAGTGTACCTCTAATTTTTACATTAGCAAACTCAGCAATACCAGTCTCATCGATAATCCAACCCTTTGTATCAGAAATATAATCTCTTGTTTTGATTTTACCAGAGGAATTGATTTCTAAATTAGAACTAAAGATTGATGATGTATTTACATTCCAACCACCAATAGATGCTGATACAAATCTGGCCAAACCTTCCGAGGAAATAGATGAACTTGCATTTAAATCCGTAGATTGTACACCACCGATTGTTGCTGGAGTTCTAATATTGTTTGCAGATAAATCTGCGTTGATAATTGCGTCTGCCCCAATTATTAGCTGATTGTTTACGGGGTCTAAATGGAATAACGATGAACTGATTTCAATGTTTCCATCCGAACCACTTACGAATTGAGAACTCAATGTACCAATAAAGAACTTGTCAGTTTTAACATCAAGTAAACCACCATTTGCGGTTGTAAAGATGAGGTGTCTATCATCATTGTCTCCAACGAATTGCATACCTACACCTTGTAAAACATCGGCGCCCATTTGCAATCCATTACTACCACTATATATAATGAATCCACCTGGTCCAATACCCAATGATGCTGAAGTTACACCCTCATACCCAACTGACTTTAAGAAACCACTTGAGTGACCACCCATTTCAAGACCACTGCCAATTGCGTTTGCAATAAACAACGAACCTGTTACGATGGATTGGTTACCACCAATATACACGTTACCACCAGGGAACACAACATTCTTAATGATTGTTTCGGTTTTTGATACTTGACCTTGTTGGTTTAAGAATTGTACCTTTAGGGTCTTTACATCGTTGAGGTGTTCCGTTGGGATTGCAACACGATATGTAAATGTTGTATCTTGATTTACTTTTGTATTTCCAACAAATTCAAAATCACCACCCGCGCCTTCGGATTTAATCAAAGTGTTTACCGAAGCAATACGACCCGTTTCTGGATTAACATTTGTAAGTGTTATATTTGCAAATGATATTTGGTTTTGGGTTGTTACCGTAGAAGCACTTGTAAAATATCTAATGTTTGCTGTTAACGCGTCACCATCTGAATATTCGTAGGTGTGTACTGACCCATCACTTCTACCATCACTTGATGTGAATGGTGAAGTTAATCTCAAGATTGTAGTTGAGTCTACATCTTTAATACTTGCTGTAAATGTTGTTGGTTGTGCTTGTCCTGTCAATCGTGGGAATAGTGTTGAATTACCAACATCTAAATAGATACTTCCGCTAATCATCTCGGAGTTGAAGGTGTTACCACTCTGCCACTCCAATGATGTTGTAGTTCCCCAAACCGATTTCTTATACTTTACATTTGCAGAGGTGTCAATCTCTCTTAATTCACCATTGGATTGTGGTAAGTTATTTACAACTTGAATTGAAGCAGATACACTACCCTTTGGTACAACACTTGATTTAAATACAATTTTTGATGGAGCCAGTTGTTGAATATCAATAGGAACTTTACGAGTCCATCTAACATTTGGCCTATCTCTAAACTCATCAGGTACATCTCGTGCAGTACCAACAATGATTACCTCACCGATGCCCGGCGCTGTATCGTGTCTATCACCACGGCCGGTATAAGTCCAAACTGAAATGATAATGGTGTCATCCGAGTTCTTTATTGTAGAGAACTCATAATACATTGGCTTTCCGGCTTGGTCTAAAACCTCAACTTGAATTGGTGTATTTTCTTGTAACCTATCACGATTACCTTTTAGTCTTATCAATGACTTACCATCACCAAAGAATTCAGGAAACTCCACAATAGAAAAATACTCCGGAGACATATCCGAAGTATCCTCTATGAATACTCTTAAATTTTTGAGATTTTCTTTTGCTCTTCTTTTAAGTTCCAATGCCATTAATGGACTCCTGCCGTTTCTTATAAATATGATACTTTAGAGAACCCACGAACTTTATTAATATCAATTATTTGGTCGACCATATCTCTGGTCTTGTCAATATGTGATATTGTAATGATAAAGTCAAACTGCGTCTTTAAGTAATCAAATAATAAATATAAAGAATTAAAGTTATCCGTGTCAAGCGAACCAAACCCCTCATCGATTGCGATAAAGTTTGGCCGTGGTAGATTGGATACATTAATCAATGCCGTTCTGATTGCAATTGATGAGATGAACTTCTCCATACCACTTGTGAGTTCCAATGGCCAGAATTCATCATCACCATATGCAATGTATGAATTAATGTTTTTACCATCAGTATTCAACATAATTTGGAAATCTACAATTGGAGAAAGGATGTTGTTAATCTCAACTTCCAATCGTGGGAGGACATCTGAAATTAAATTGTATGGGATGCCATCACGTTTTACACATTTAAGATAATGTTCGTATCCATCAAATTTGATTTCCATATCTTGGAGTTTATCAATCATTCGATTTACACTATCAATAGTGTTTTCAGCTAATTTGATATCAGAATTAATATTCATAATATCATCAGTCACTCTATCAATGTCTTCACGAATTTGTTCTCGTGTGACTTTAAAAGATTTTATCTTTTCGTGTACTTTTGCATTATGGCTTACGGCTTGTTCTTGGTCTTTTGCTTTTTGGATTTTATCCTCAAGTGACTTGATTTCCAAATCCATATCCTTTACCAACGAAACACAATAGTCGTATGACTTACTTGCTGATAACCACTCCTTATCCAATGATGAATGTCTACTTGAAAGGTCTTCGTATTCTTTCAACTCTTTAGTTACATTCAACGTGTCACGTTCACTCATTACACTCAATCGTTCTGAAACAATTGATGTGTATGTTTTACCCAATCTATTAATTTCATCTTCAAGGGTTTGTGCTTGCTTTGCGAATGGTGTATTTTTATTCTGAATACAATGACTACAAGTATCATCAAATGTCAATGACCCAATACCATCCAAGTGTTTCTTTGCGTGAATTATTTCAGATTCCAATTTATCTAACTCAACACCAAACTCTTTGAACTTTCTATCTAATGAGTTGTATTGATTATTTTTTTCTTGGAGTTCTTTGATATTGTAATTTTCTAATTTAGATGTGATTGACTTTTGTTCAGTCTCCACATTGTGAACCTCAGCAAGATTTAGAGCACATTCACCATCTTGTAATTTACGTTCTTTTTGTAAAGATTGTAATTCAACTTCCAAATCAGATACATCTCCCAAATCTTCAACAGGTTTAAGACTACCCATCTCATATTCGATTTTGGTATTAACCACCTCACGTTTAGACTCTAACTCCACCTTCCTATCTTGTAGAGTGGTTAATGACCCTGTAATAGATGTTAAGGTATCTTCTGCTGCTGCAAGTTGTGTTGGTAGGTCTTGGTTCTTATAGTCCTTTAGAAGAGCTGATAGTTCTTTAATCTCCTCACTTGCGATTTGGTAGAGTCCTTCGAAGATATCCATATCCAAGAATTGTGCGAGCAATTCCTTTCTCTCCTTTTGTGATTTTTCAATGAACCCACTATTGTTTGATTGGGTTGACATTGCTGTAAGGATGAAATCATCATAAGTTCCAACATATTCTCTAATACTTGCGTTTGTCTCTCTACGTTGTTCACCATTAAGGGATTCTACTTGACCATCAACAATACGATAGAAGTTAGTGTCTACCTTTACAGTTCCTCGTTTAGGCGACTTCTTAGCTACCCTTTCGATGGTGTAATCAATTCCATTCAGTTCAAATGTAAATTTACAATCAAACGACATCTTTGAGTAGTTCATTACATCCTCAGCTTTTGAGGTTCTTGAACATTTATCAAAGATACAAAATGATAGAGCATCCCATAGGGTAGACTTCCCACTTGCGTTTGGTGCAAAGATTCCATATGCACCTTTCATCTGACTGAAGTCTATGACATTATTAGGACCATACGAGAACATATTTGAGAATTCAAATACCTTTGGTATCCAAGTGGAGTTTGTAATATTTTTGGGTGTTCCAAGTTTTGCGTTGATATCCTTGTTAATTGACTTAACAACTTCAAGTTGGTCTTCGGTAAGGTGTTCGGTGTCATTTAAAAACTCCTCAATCAGTTTATTCTGAAAAGCAGTATCACGGACATTCTGAAGAATAATCTTTTCGTGGTCACCACCATCTTTACGAGTAATAACTTTTTGTATTGTTAACTCTTGAACCTTACGACCCTTCTTGAGTTCAGCAATAATCTTATTTAAGTCAGATGCTTTTGTATCTTTTACACGAACTCTCATTCGTGGTTTTTGTGGGATTGGCATACTTGAAACAATCTTGCCATCCTCAATATCCACCGTGACATACCCAAAGTCGTTTGGAATCATCACAAACTTGCTTTTACAAGTCTCAACATTCCAAACTAAAATTCCGTGTTCTGGATACTTTGCTTCTCCGTGATTCTGAACGATTAGTGACCCCGGATACTTGATAGTCTCTACACCTTGAACTTCGTTATTTGGTTTGTGGATATCACCAAGTAGAACCATATCATACCCATCGAAGTTTCCTACATTGATGTTTTTGTTCTCAATAGCAAATCCGTGTTCAGTCTCAATCTTATCAACTGGTCCGTGGAATAGACCAACCTTCACATCACCTTCAAAATCTCTAGCAGGTGGAAATCCAGGTGACTTGTCCCAAACTGATTGATGGACAAATGTAATACCACCAATATTCCAAGCACCAGTATCCTTTAGGTAAATCAATCTTGGGAGTTTCAATGCATTCACGATTGGAGTCAAAGCGTCTAATCGTGAGGTGTTATTTAGGTTTGCATCGTGGTTACCTGGAATGACAATAGTTGGGAGTAGGTCTGACAATCGAGTGAAAAACTCTTGAGTCAAATCTACCACTTCTGGTGACATATCCGTTTTTGCGTGAACAATATCGCCGGCAATAACGATGATGTCATTTTCCTCCATTGTGGACAAAATATACCCATAAAGGTGGGAAAAGACATCACGATACTCTGCGTGTCTTTTTAAGTTTCTAATGTGAACATCGGCGATGTGGTAAATCTTATTTACTTTGTCTACGCCTATATTAATCTTTTTCAGTTTCTTCATACTTTAAATAGTTGATACTCCATCAACGTGCGTAAGTCAAGCGTTGGTGTATCATATATCTTTTTGTTTATACGTTCGTAACCCATCTCTGAAGGGTCTTCATCACCCAAATCAACGAGATGTGTCTCAATTCCATACGACATAAACTTCTTCGCTAGCCCCAAAGCATTCTTTAGAGCATCCGAATCTAAACAAATATACAACTTTTTTACGGAATTTCCAATTATCTTTTTTTCTAATTCAGATTGGATTGATTTTCCAAATAATGGAACTGCGTTTCTTCTAATTGCGATTGCATCAAATGCGCCCTCACACAATATAATAGGAGTGTCCCAATTAACCAATAAATCAAACCCAACAATATCTTTGGATACCTTTGGGTTTTTGTGTTTAAACTTTGTATCATAAAACGACCTCCCTACAAAGAAGTTTAACTTACCTCGTTCATCATACGATGGTATAATAATTTTATCCCTATACTCACCTTCCTCACAATAACCAATATTGTATTTAACAATATCCTCAACACGAAGGCCTCTATTTAATAAATAGTTCAGAGCGTGTTTCCACTTGATTGAGTTGGATTTCTGATAAAGTGGTTTGAATTCTTTTGGAAGTTCAACTTGGTCGTTAGCTTGGTCGTTAGCTTGGTCGTAACTATAACGATTTACTCTACTGAAGATTGCATTATACTCATCCCAAGTCGACTTGGATACACGAAGTTTTTTGAATAATGATTTGATGGTTCTACCCTTCTCATCCGAAATCCAACAATGCCAAGGGTTGTTTCCTTTAGAATTAATTCGTATATTAATCTCTAACTTTGGTTTGTAATGGTCAACGAATGGTGAGTAGAACGCATAATTATCCCCACTTGTTTTCTTGGATTTTCCAAGAACGGACTCTAATAGTTCAAGTAGTCTTTCTTCCATAACTACTAATATACGAAATTATTTTGAGAAATCAAAGAAATCTTGGGAAGGTTTTTCATTTATCCACTCTTGGGGGATTTCTTTCTTTGCCCATTTGAATCCATTCTTATCACACCACATTGCGTAAGTGGTCTTTGAACCTTTATAGATTTTACCATTTGGTGACTGAAGAATGAATCTCAAATCCAATTCGGGATGTTGTTCTTTGATGAGTAGATGTTTCTTTCTATCTTCTGGCAAGAACCACCCCTTTGATTCAATGTAAATACCATTGGGTAATTTAAAATCAGGTTTGTAAGTATGATTAGTTGCGGGGACAATGTATGAAACTTCGTGTTGTTCATATTCCCCATCAATACCTTGAATCCGTAATTGTTCGTTGATTTTAGTTTCAAGGCCGGACTTATGTCCTTTTGATTTTTGGATGTGACTCCAATTCCCCTTTGCCATAACTTTTTAGTCTATATCAAATTTCACATTGATGGTTACATCAACATCATTTCTTTTCTTTAGAGGTGAACCTAACTTCGCAATCGCTAATAGTTCACCAAAGTCGTTGTATAATCCAACTTGAGTAACATATGGTCTAAATGCAGACCCAGTAACCATTGGTTTTAATCTTTCTTCATTGAGGTCTTCGTTTATTCTTAATGATGGGTTAGTAGATACGTTGTATTCGTTTCTACCAATCTCACATAAGATTGATACCTCTTCTACTTCCTTACTTGCCCTAAAGTCAACTTGGAATCCCCTATCTAAAGTGTAGTCCCAATTACCGTTACCCAAGAAGGTGTTTTGGTATTTAGGTCGTGGGTCTGATACTACAATCATACCTTGTTTGTAATATACATAACCAACATCGCTGGTCTGATATGCAGACCCAGATGTGTAGTGGTTATTTGATAGATTAAAAATATCAGTATCAGACAAAGTTCCTTTATACATTCTAATCTCATCAAAAGAACCAGTCGTACCAGTTACACCTAATTTATTAGACGCAATCAAGAAGTCATAGTAATTATTGATGTTAGCTTTAAATGTAGTTGTGTCGTTTGCGACTGAAGTACCATCAACAAATAAATCATATCTACTACCACTTTTTCTAATTGCGTAGTGATGCCAATTATTATCACCATATGAGTTTGATGATGTTAGATGTAGCGTACTTAAACCATCACTTGCTTTCCAATAAACTTTACCATTTACATATGATGAATTGTGATTGTATACCCCAAATTCAACAGGATATATTGGAGTTTTGTTTATTCTACGAGAGTCGGTTAACGTGGTGTACTCATACTGATTCTTATTGATAAGTGTGTTATATCCATCCGTTGTATACGATTGTGATGGTGGGAGTTTAGCCCACATAGATATAGACCAATCATCAGTCTTGTTTATATTTTTAAATTGTTCATTGTTGTAAACAATTATAGATGAAGATTCAAATGTACCAACACCATACCCACTTGAACTCACAAATCCAGTTGTATCAATTCCATGCTTAACAGTTAACCCCCGTGGGATAATTGTATTTTGAAATGTAGAATCATCAGTCGATTTTCTAAATCTCTTGTTGTGAGTTCCATCTTGGAATCCAAGATAAAATATATTTTGTTTTTTTATGATGTATGATGATGAAATTGCAGTGTCACGGAGGACACCAATTCCATATTCAAGTTCAGTATCTGTTAACCTAAAGTTGGAGTCATCCATAGATGAGTTATCCGCAATAACAACTGACCCTGGTTTGATACCATTACCAAATTTGTTTTGTGGAATTGAAAATATAGATGCAGTTGGGTGTAACAACCTACGCTCATATTTGTACAAAGATGAGTTTACACTCCTCCAAATAATCTTCTGTGGGATGGTGTTCAGTTCGGTAGTAGCGCCACCAATACTGCGTATGAGGTTAGAATCAAATACGTTTTCACCATCAACCGACTTGGATACTTCAGTTAGTAATCCATTTGGAGATATGCCACGAAGAATAGATATTTCAAACGAAGATGAATAATTTACATCAGTTACTTCATATCGTTTATAAGCTTTGAATGGTCTCCGTTGTATACCACCCTGAAATATCTTTTTGAATGTATCTGCCATTTGGGTTCATCTTTAGAAATCTAATTTAACCTTAATCAATACTTCGTTCGAGAACGATTTCAAGATAGGTTTAGACAATTTAGCAACGGCCAACAATTCGTTATCGTTATTGTATAAACCAACTGCCGTAATATATGTCTTTGGATTTCCAACAAATGTTGCTTGTTGCATTTGACCGTTAGACCCCGTAACATATGATGGGTTGTTAGAGAAATTGTATTCAGCATTCTTTGCTCTTACAAAGAAGAATGTTGATTTAACTTCTTCCTCATTTCTCGACTGGAAGCCATCAGATGCGTTTGCAGCAGCAGCTCCACTAATAGCCAAGAATAACCTTCTATGATTGTGTCTATCTTCACCACCGGCCAAAGATGCAGTTACCGAACTTGCACTTCTTTCAGTATCTAATGAAGCGGATGCGTCAAGTGCAGTTGCTGACATTACCAAGATACCTTGTTGTGGGAATACCGAACCATATACAACATCAGTTGAGTATACACCATTCAATAATGAACCAGATACGATATTGTATGAAGTTGCAGTTGAATCGCCGGTCTGGTTTACATCACCACTATCATCAATCAAACGAAGTGTTTCGCCAGCAGAACCAGAAAGAACTAACTCCCAGTTTCCTGGGTCAAGTTTATCTTTTAATCGTGCTCTATTGATTGTAACAGCATACACATCACGAGATGATACACCATTGAAGGAGAACACTCTTTGATTTGATGGAAGGAGAACTTGTTGTAATTGTGAATAGATTGCGTTTGATGGTGAATCTTCGTTTTGTCCGAAAGAACCACTTCCATCAGTATGACCATATGCTACTGAAAACTGAGCATTATTGGTTGATACTGTTGGGTCACCATTATAAATTTCGTAATAATACGATTTTTGTGTTGTAGACTGATATGAAGATGTCCAGAATGATGTTAACTCGGCTGAGTTGTTTGACCACATACCACGGGTTACTCTTTCAGTACCACCTTCGACAACATCTTCAATTGTAAATGCTGTATATACTTTACCACTACCATAATCATATGCACCAGCAGGAACGATAGGAGTTGCATCATTAGCGATATCGGATGCTTGTAATTGTGCAATTGTCGATGGGGATGCTACAGGAACAAGGTTACTTGGTAAAGACCCCAAAATCGAGCCAGCAGAAGCATTGCTAGACCCACCCGGAGTATTACCATTACCGAATCCACCACCACCGGTGCCACCACCACCACCGAATGGGTTAAAAATTGGAGCTACTGCCATAATCTATTCCTTTAATTTAGGTTGCGACTGTTACAACAGATGCAACGGTATCAGTTAAGTAATTCACGGTCACATCAACTTCGGTTCTACCACCCGTTTCGTTACCGATAATAATAATTCGTGTAGTCAAGTTAGCACGGGATGGTAATGTCTTCGTATTGAATGTAAATTGATTCTTACCAACAACGGCCTGTGATTGACTTGATGCGTATGAGGATACATTTACAATAGGGTTAACATTACCAGGAACACCAGGATTACCTGAAATGCTACCGGCATCTGCATTCAATAGAATTGCAGTGTACCCCAAAGTACCATTACCACCATTTCGTGTCTGAACATTGATGGTAGCGGATTGGCCGCTCTCATTCAGATTCAAAGAAGTTACAGACGCTTGAATATAAGGCAGTCGTGTAGTGTTCTTTGGAAGTGTTAATAGTTTGTATTTCATTGAATAGTTTTCATCGGTGATTGCTTCCAATACCGGCATATTTTCAATGATAATACCATAGTAGTCAGTACCAAGTGGGTGTGCTGAATTCCAAAGTTCATAATCCACCTCATCATCTGCTAATGCAAATTGAGTGATTTGAAACTTGTCACGACCCTGCGCCAATAACTCTCTACCCTTTTTGGTAAGAATGGCGTCTACTGTTACTGATGAATTATCTAAAAATCCCATAGTGCTTTCCTCTTTTATGTATATAAATATGGTTTTTTAATAAATTAAGTTGCTGTAATTATTCTTACATCTAAATCTTCTGTACCTTTACCGAAAGAAAACTGATGACTTACATCAAATACATCCGGCGATGTGTACACAATTTGACCAGTTGACCTCTTCACAAGGAAAACTGTTCTGATAATAAGTGGTGTTGGTGAACTCAAAGAAGCACCCAATGTGTTATATATCGAACTAACCGTAATTGTGTTAGTATTATACGATAACAACCCACTTAATACATTGTTTCCGTTTATATTCAATACATATGTGGAATTTGGAATTTGAACCAATGAACTCCAACTATATGTTCCGTTGGAAAGTGAATTATAGAAATTAGAGTCCCCAAAGAATACACCACCTTTGTACAATATGTTTGGTGGGAATGGTGAAGAGTCCCTTGGTGGTAATATAGAATTAACTTTAGGCCTTCCTTGACTTTTTATAATAATCGATGGTTCTCTTAATCGTGATTCCAAATCAACATTTGATTTAGGTCTACGCTTCTTTCTCTCGCTAATATCAACTGATACAAGTGAACCCAAATCCATAACCTTTGGTTTTTTACCACCAACTGGCTTTTCAACACCAACACTTATACCACCACCACCTTCGGTATTCTTTGTTGAGAACACGAGTTTGTTCGAGTCAACAAATGTGACTTCAATAACAGGACCACCATCCGGAGTGTCAGGTGAGTCGGTTGTGATTGAATCTGAACTAATTCTACATCCATTATATTTAAGATTCTCTAAAGATAATCCTTGGTAGTCAGACCCCCTTGATGGGATGTATGATGCTGAACTTGGTAAGTTCTTACTTGCTGATATATCCGAGGTAAAAAATAGTGTTGTGATTTGTCCACCATTTTGTGAAGGTCTTGCGAGTGTAATCACACTACCCGTTGGAGAGTAGTCCCAATATCCATTAGTAGTATCAAAGTAATCACCAGAAGAACTTAACTTTGGAATGATGTACTTGTAAGTGGATGGTGTATAATTGTATAAGTCGATAACACCATCCGACAAATAATTCTTTCTATAAGACCCAGAGGTAAATCCATAATCGTGTTTTGTTCCCGTTATGGTTATGTTACTAATTTGTAGAGCACCATCCCAAAAATGTTTAGTGTAAGAAATGTTAGAAGGTCTACGGAATTTATTACGTTCTAACGCAGATGGTTCAATTAAGATACCACGATGCCAATCAACACGAGCTGGTAGGGTTTGCCTAATCTGGTCAAAGATAGACATATCATATCTTGATAACATTGACAAAATCAAATTGATTGCGGTACGGCCTGTATATTTTTGGAAGTAGTTTTTTAATTTATACTTCAACAATGGGTAATCCTCATTGTATCTCTTATCAGGGTCACCAACCCAATCATCAGCTTCGAAATATCCCTCTGAATTGTATATGTCGTTGTTTACGGTATCCGTGGTTGAAAAATATGTACCTAATAGATTTGAGTCATTTGGTGCGTAGTCATACTCACTAACTTCAACATTCTTATTAGGATTCAACATACCACCCAATGACGCAGATTCAACACGAATCTTATTATTCATTAAGTTCAATGCACCAACCGAAGGGATTGTTTGCCACATAGTATCTACTTCACCAACCAAATCACCTTGAGCCATATTAGTAATAGACGCTGATAATGTTAGTCCAGTTTCAGTCGTTGTGATTTCTTGATTAGGGTGAATTGAATTAATGAAAGTTAGATTTGTCGAAAACGAACTATCTGGAAAAATACGGAATGGTAACTTATCAAATGCGGTTTCCAATTCTAAATCCGTGGTATTATCATCAATGAAATATGCCTCACGATTCTTTGCGTGTTCTTGGACAATTTCATTAGACATAATATCACGATAGTATCTAATTTCTTGAATACTTGCGGTTTCGTAGTTATAGATATTTAAATCAGTAGTAGGACCAGGAACTTGTAGAGTTCCGGTGTTAGTTGACCACACATCATTATATGTTCCGTTTTCAGAACCAGTAATCAAACGTGTAGCAAAGATTTCACCAAAGTCATCAACCATACCCATTTGTAAACTGTTACCACTACCTGATGTCATTACAAATACACCATCTCTTCTAAACTTATAAGCGAAATAAGATGATGACATAAAGGTTGTACCATTAATAGCACTACGAACTCTTGCGGTTTCGTAAGTCGTATTATAATCCCAAAAATAATCAATATAATCAGAACCACTTGTTAATCGGAATATGTGGTAATGTGCTTTAGGCATTTTACCAATAATTTCAATTGTACTTGGTCTATCTGAATTAATATCATCCCACGGAGTTTCGATGTAACGAGATGGAGATGCTTGTAGTTTGTATACAAATCTATCGTGTTCAAATACATTCTTGCGGGTAGAGATGGCAGGGCCACCCCACTCACGGATTTGTAAGAATGCCTGTGGTATTCCGTATGCTGCAAGTAATGCTTTGATTGACCTTGCAGTACCTTTGGTCTTGTACAAGTATGGGATGTGATTTACAATCCTTCTCCAAACCTCTTTTGTGATGAAGTCACGGGATTTAGATTGTAATAATCCGGTTTGCGCAAGAGACCCACTTGAATCAGTACCCAGTACATAGTTCCAAAGATTTGAATCGGAGTATCCATTTGATAATTTCCAACCAAATGTCTTAGCGACATCATTAAGTAGCTCAGAAGACATACCATCTTCGGGATGTTCTTCACGTTGATTGATACTTGTGAGAGCTTTTATATATCCCCATTGAATGTCAAAATGTTGACCAACCATATCTACAAATGTAATATACTCCGAGTTACTTTCATCATCTCGTAGGTGAATCGGAATCATCTTATTTAAGGTTGCTTGATTTTGAGAGTCATACAAAGACGCAGATGCGTATACACCACTATACCACGTTTGTGCTTGAGAAGAACTATACGGGTGTAGAATGTGTGGGAATGTTGCTGACTTTGGATATGGTTCTATTGTGTATGCTGAAGAAGACCAATGTGTATAGTTTCTTGCGTTGATATCATAGTATAACCATTTTTCAAAATCATCAAAACCACCAACTACCCTATCTCTACGAACTATCGATTGTGATATATTTGTCAGTGCTTCAGACCCACTAATAGACTCCAATGTATCGATTCTATTGTTGTAGGTTTCTATTTGTCTTACTTTATAAACAAAGTTGTCAACACGTTCGGTTGCTGATGAGAAATGTATATAGTTTTGAAAATCGGAATAATCTATGTTTAGTTTTAGGTTTCCAAGTGAACTACTAAAGTAATGAGAAACGATTTGTTGTGATGTTTGTGAGTTTGTATCTAACAAACTATCCCAAGTTTTAAATTCAGTACCCTCACCACCCCGTACAACATCCATTTCAACATTAAAGTTTGGTTGTGAGAATGGGGTGTAATTCTTTACTGGAATCGCAGGGAATGCAATTACCTTTTCAATAAATGAGTTTGAGATACGACCATAGATTGAAGTCGGAGCATTGATACTAATTTCATCACCCAACTCATCGTACAACTTAACAATAACCTCATCGTATGAAGTTAATGTGTCATCATAGTAGTCGTATGTGATTGCTAAGTTTTGGTTTACAAGATTAACTCGTTTATTTGTATCAAACTCATTTATAAATGCAGTTCCTAATTCACCATAACCTTCCCTATAAGTGACAGTGTTTAGGTTTGTGGTTGTGCCAGGTGAAACTCTATAAATTGGCGGTTGAAGTGGGTTGTTCCATTCAGTACCACCAAGTAGTCGGAGTTTACCATCAGCCGTTTCTTGTAATTGAAAGTACCTCGTTCTTAATGTTAACTGACCGGCTTGTGAAGTAGATTGACCAATGGCTGGGTTGTAGACCTCTACCCATTCGGTCCACTCACCAATGGTCAATGCGCTTGGACTCAATGGTAATAATACCGTAGATACACCACCAAGGTTTCCAGTAGGATATGATATTTCTTCAACCGACCTACCAACTCGTGGCCCATTGAATTTAATATTTACAATATCATACAACCTATTTCCACCAAAGTTGAGAACAAAGTCTTTTTTAGTATTTGGTGAATTAAATGTATTAAATCCATCTAAATTATAAATGTCATATAACAATCCAAATTTACCAGGAGATGAAATCGCAGGACTTGGTTGTGATGGTGTATTGTTTATGGTGTTATCAATACTCACGGAATTCAATGAGACTTCTTCGGCAGATGATGCGTTGATAGATGTACCCAATACTTGACCGGTAGTTTTTGATATATTTTGAGGTGGAGTTCGGTTGATATTTACCTTTACCTCTTTTCTATTAGAAGAGATTTCAGTAACTCTAATATCAGAGTATCCAGCTGGATTACCAACATATTTGTGTAAGAAGTTATAGCAAATGCTATATACACCTTGGTTAATCCCAGCAGTTCGTAAATCTAATTCAGGTTTAACAAAGATTGTATTTGGATTTTCTTTATAAGTTAAAGTTTGGTCGTGAAGTGAGGATAGTAATGATTCATCTGCGTAGATGTGTTTTTCTATTACAGGCTGAACTTCACCATTACCACCACCGAAATTTCCTTTTAGGTCGCCGGTTTTTAACTGAACATCATCGAGTTTGGCAATAAGGTTTTTGTCGGAGTCCTTAATAGTATCACCGAATACAGGAGTAAATCCCAATACCTCATTTTTATTTTTAAATCTATCTAACGACATATACTAACCTTATATTCCAGCTATACTTCCAGCAGAACCACCACCCGATGTGGTTGTAGTACCACCTGATGTTGTTGTAGTGCCACCCGATGTTGATGAACCACCATATGTTTGATAATTCAATGGTGTAAAGATTCGTGTCTTTGGTTTAAATTCCACAACTGGAATATTTTGAAATTCAAGTTCTTCGATAAAGATGTCAACTTGTTTGTTAAAACTTTCTTTCTCAAACTTATCTACAACAGTTCCATTAGCACCAAATTCAACAGTACCATATTCTTGTAGTGGGAATCCATTCTCATCTACTTCTATTTCGTAGGAGACAATCTGACCTCTACCATTTCGTTTTACAATTCGCTCTTGTATCATCTAACCACCTTAAAGTAGAAATTATCATCGAAGTATTTAGTTGTTCCATTTTGGTCAACTCTAAATACAAACTTATAGAATCGTTCAGGTTGTAATCCGTTAAACCAAAAGTTAAAATAGTTACCCTCGGAGTCACAACTTACTTTAGTATAATTAGTATCAAACGGGATAATTACTTGCTCCGTTTCAGCGTCAACTACCGAGTAATATGAGGTAGTTGGTAAATAGTTCACTATCGTGTAACCCGATGATGTGGAGAATGTTCTTGCTGGGAATCTATCTCTACCATAAACTCTAACTTTAGCTTTAGATGTTTCTTTGTATTCGGTAGATAAATTCTTAACATATACAATCATATCATCAGAACTTAATGCGTTAAGTGAGCCTGTCACAAACGATGAATCATCCCATCTAACCTCAAGAGTGGGTGGGTAAATTGTATTGGTGTCTGAAGAGAAGAACTTAATTGAACCTAATTTACGAGTTGATGATTCATCACCATTTGTCTTCTTAATGATTAGACCATTATTTGTACGAGTACCATCTAACCACTCGTTTACATAGTCAGTAACTTCAACATTTAGATTATCGGTGTATTTGGTAAATGATTGTTTGTAATGTACACCACTACCAAACGATGCGGTATACCAAGTACCACCACCTTGATTAGTTACCCACCGTGCTTCATAGTAGATGTCAGTATATTCTGCGCCCGTTGGGATTAAAGTAGCATCGGTAGTAACGGTCAAGTTATCAATTGAACCTGTAAACTCACCACTACCACTACCAAAAACAGCCCATCTTAAATAATGGGTTCCAGTTTGTTGTGAGTTAAAGTAGTATGTGTTAAATCCACTTGAGGTTATAGAAGTACGTTCTACCAAGAACTTACCATCTGGCTCCATAACATCAAATGAAATTTCATCATAGTGACCAACACTTGCAGTAAAACTTGCAGTATATCCAAGACCTTCAATTACCGACAAACTTCTATTTAATGTAGCGCCACTAAAGTTTGATGAAGACATTACAAGAACATTACCAATCACACTTGCTGTGGTGGACTCACCATCACGACCCGTAATCAATTCATTTAGTACATACGTTGATGGTAGTGGTCCATCAATGTTGTATTCATCTTGAACAAGAGAGCCAGAAGTTACTTCTTTGTTTACATAAAAATTATCAAATCTGCCAGCAACACCATCACTACCATCAGTATCAAAATAAGTCCATTGTAATTTGTGTATACCTGTTGAGTTTGGGGAAACTTGTATTGATTGAGTTACGCTCTCTATGATATTATTCGCATATACATATCCATCTTGGGTACTTCCATTTCCACTACCATCCGGTTCGTATACTCTAAAATCTACACCATTAAGGCTACCAATGTTCATTTCGAAATAAATATTGTAGGTAGTACCGAACTGCATATACGCATCGAGGTTTACAGTTCCACCACCAAAGTATGATGCTGAAAATTGTAGAGCCCCATCGACTACATTGATAGATGGTGATGTACCATCTGACCCAACAATTGATTGTGTTAGGGATAGGTCACCAGCCGAAGCCAAGAAATCATAATAAACATCAAGACCTGGCAGTTGAGCAGGAGTTGCTGCTTTACCAACTGTTGAATTTTCAACATCCCAAATAGACCCACTTGCCTTGTAAACCCAACTTGAATCAACTTCGATGTGAGGTGTATCTGATTCAGAACCGAATCCCTCTTGCCACGATTCTTTAACGGGATAAACATACAAGTCGTAGTCGGATGCGATTCCTCTACTTTCGACATTTTCCAATCTCAATCGGTATTGTGGTGATGTGATTTCACCATTAACAATAGAAGATGAAATGTTAGTTAGGTCAAATTGAACCAATGCTCTACTATTGCCTAATAGGGTTTTGTTGTTAGTATCGTAAAACTTACCAACTTCAAGAATTTCATCCTTACCAGTATTTTGATTCTTACGATGAGAATCTTCATAGATTGTGGTGTCTTTATTTGGATATATTCTGTAAATCATTTTCTACCTCTTAAAATAATGTTATCACCTTGCCTCTAATGTCAGCGTCTGGATATTTCAATTCAAAAATAGATGGGTCTTTTGGTGGGTAGATAATACCATTCTTCGTTGCGTCCTTCATATCATAGAAGTTGTTTGAATAGTTTCCTTCTACTTTACAATTAACTTGAAGACCCCCGACCCCATCTTTATCAGGTCTAACAACACTTTGTACACCATCAACACTATCTAATAAAACATACACATCGGTCAGTACGATTGGTCTTCCAATTTGCATTCTATCAATGTGGAAGTATTCTTTTAATTTATTAATACATTTTAAAAGAACCTCGTTTGAGTTGTAGTTTGGAAGTACAATGATTTCAAAGTCGATACCAAAGTTTACAACATATGCATTCTTAATATTCACAGCATCAGTCAAGATACGATAGTAAGACAAATAGTTTTGTAAGTTTTGTTTAGTAGCAGCATTCAAGTTCTTCAACTTCTTATTGGCGTCATATCCCAATGTATAGAAGTTGATTGCTAATTGGTTTGCGATAGGATTGTTACCATCATCCAACTTGGTGTTGATTTGCCAATCGGGAGCAACAAACGCTTTAGCAACCGAACCAAATTGTGGTGGCATTGCGTATGCTCTTAACAAGTAATCCTCGGCCGTCACCGAACGATGTTGTGCTCTAATGTATGCGGCTGCGTTGTTACGGACTTCTTCAAGTTCTTCTTCGTACTTACCACCACCGGCAGATGCTTCATTGGTTACGGCAACTGAATTTTTAATCACATTATAAACATCAGACACTAACCCAATTGATTCGTTTTCAAGTACGCGTTCTACAATTGTAGTTAGGTCTGAAGATGGTACATTATCATCTACACCATTACCCACTCTATAAGTTACGGTAAGTGTTGTGTTTGAAGGAGCCACTCCATATGTTTTAGCATACATAAAGTTTGATGGGTCAATACCTTGGTCAAGGTCACCCGTTGATGGGTATAACGCAGAACCTACATTGTCTGGGTTTGGTAGAATCTCTTCATCAGCGTTCGATGAGATGCCAGCACCAAATTGAATATCAAGTGCACCTTCATCGGTTACACGAGTCACGAATCGTTTTGGAACACGGTTTAGTTTTAATAATGCCGGAGTTTCAGTTGCATATGATGACATTGCTAATGAATAATCGGTTGTGTTTGGTACTTCTTCAAAAACAGTGTCTTGTCCAAGGTATTCTACTTTTGTCCACTCATCATCATCATCATCAGTAATTTTGATTACATCGATGAGGCCGTCATCTTCGAGTCTGATTTTATCATAAATCTTTGGAGAACCAAAATTAAAAGTTCTTGTTTTTTCAGTACCACTAACTGCCTTTACCAATTTCTTAACAAGGTAATATACCGGCTCATTTGTAGATTCATCGGTTTGATAAACTGAAACTTCAGTTGGGTCAAATGAAGATGAGAACGCAAATCTAACTTTACTGATTGTTGAGAATGTAACATTTGTATTTGATGTAGAACTTACAATCATACCTTCTTTTAGTGTTAATGCGTAATCCCAATTTGGTTTTACATTATCACCACTACCTACGGCTGGTAGTAATTGATATACAGTTAAGATTGTAGTAGCGGGAACATTTAACTTTGGAGAATATCCAAATGTTTGTGCTATATTAAACACATTTGATTTTTCCTGAGCTTGTTCAAGAATTGATTCTCTTAACTGAACATCCGTGTAATATGAAAGAACATCACCAACATATGATGCCATTTCCATAAACATCATACCAGGAGATGCCTCGTTGAAGTCGTTATAAGTTTGTGGGAAGTAATTTTTAGAAAAATCAATAAGATTCTTACGGATATCTCCAAAGTCCTTACCAATTAAACTTACATCTTTTTTAATTTTATCAGCCATTTATATACCTCAAAGAATTGATACACTACCCTGATTGGTTACGAGTATTGTTATATTTTCGTTTGCACCATTTTCTGTAATTTTGAACTTCATTGATATTGAGACCCTATTATAATCCTCTTCAACATTAATAAGTATGTTGTCAATGATAATGTAGGGTAGCCAATATTTTATATCCGCACGTAGAGATGAATCCAATGCATCACCAAGGTCTGGGGTCATTTGTTCAAATAGTAACGAGTAGACATCTGTTCCAAAATCAGGTTGAAACGGCCGTTCACCCTTTTGGGTTAATATTAAATTTTTTAGATTTGATATTGACTGTTCTTCAGTAGTGTATGAAGATTTAAAAATAGGAGTACCCCCCATTGGTAACATAACACCAATAGCAGTATTCTTCTTTAAGTCAAGAGGATTTATTTTATATTCAGGCCGGTTTCTTGCCATTATTTACCCTTCTTCTTGTCAATAGCTTTCATTAGTTGAGAATAATCTCGTGTAACTGCGTTTACAACTGCTTGCCCAGCTTCAGTTTGTTGAAGTTGTTGTGCTGATACTTGACCACCCTCTGCTGTTTGGAATGTTGCGTTTTGAGTATTAACTCCACCACCCCATGCTTGTGCTTGCGATGCATTAAACACACCACCTTGGCCATTGATACTTCTCCACTCACCACCTTGTGCGGTTTCGTTCAACATATCATTTAACAGTGACTTGTTGGTGAATGTTTGTTTGGTTTGTTGTGTAGTCTCAAAGATATGTTCTACATCAAGCGGGTCCGTTTCAACAACCATTGGTTGTGATTGTTTCATCTCTTTAAGGATAGATTCACGAATTGACTTTTCACTTTTAGCCACTTCCTTCTTCACTTCTTCCTTAATAATAAGTTGAATTGCTTTAATTAGTTTCTTTGTATCCATAGTAATAAATATAATTTATATATAATTATTGTTTCATTGTTTGTAATTGAGTTTTTACCCGAGTTATCGTAGATAATAGTTGAGGCCCACCAGCCGTTAGTGATGCGACTGGCCCACCAAGGTTGGCAGCAGCAGTTAGTTGTGGTGCTAATTGTAATAGTGCATCGGTGATTGCTTCCAACTGACTAAATATCGTGTCCATATCAGCTTTCCAACCTTTAGTAGAAATATTAACTGATTTCTTACCACTAATAAGAACTGAATCTTTCTTTGAGTTTATAATAACTCGTTCGGAGTTGATTACGATTTGTGGTTTTTCATATGAACTTACAGACACCACACCAAGACTGAACTTTTGAGATGGTTGAATTTTTATAGTTTGTTTAGAACCCAACCAAATAGATGAGTCATCTTTATTGATATCTTCTATAACAAATTTATTATAACCATTTGAAAGGCCAGCGCCGTTTCTAATAATAGTTATCGGAGATTCTGGTGTAGTTGAAGACCACGATGGTTTATTTGTTGAATCAGCGTTATCTGGTGTATATCCAAATCTTATTGAATTACCAAATCTACCTTCGTGAATGACATCTCCGGCAAATGGTTGTAATTGAGATAAATCAGATACTTCTACGAACTCTTTGTTCTTCTCATCGGTTGATGATGCGTTGTTTGTGTTAGATACACCAGCACCTGCAAACCCATATGAACCTCCAACAATAAGTCCTTGTAATAAAGTCGAGTTCTTAATTATGTTATTGTTAACATTACCTTGAAGGGCAAGTGGTGACATATAGTAGAATACCGTTTTACCCGAACCTAATCCTGATATAAAATCAGATGGTCCTTTAAACACTACCACCTGTTCACCAACAACAGGAAGTTGTTTTAAGTTTTGGCTTAATGGTTTTGCGTATATACGTTGGCTGTTTATTGCGCCAGTCTTTAATAATGCCTGTATTGAATATGGTCCGTATTTAGCATCATCTTTTAAATACACTTCAACTACTTGTGCGAATTTCATTCAGCATCTCCATCTTCTTTAGGTAGGTCTTTTTCAACCTCATCAATTGCGTCCATAAGTTGTTTCTTTTCTTCTTCTGAAAGTAAGAAACCACCCGATTCAGCTGATGTGTTGTCCTTCATCATTCGTTGAACGATTGCCGCAAGTTTGATTAGAGCATCATCGTTCCTAACGGAGATGTCAAGGTATTCCTTAATCAAAGGAACTACAACTGCAGCATCGTTCAAGTTCTTGACCATTGGTTCAAGTTGAGCAATGAGTAGTTTTATTTGTCGGTCTTTCTTTTTCTGATTGCTGTATACATCTGACATTAAATCAGCAAAAGATTTACCTTTAAAGATTTCATCATCTTTAGTCATTGAATTCCTCCACTCGGTGAGTTATTGGCAATATACCTTCTTTCATATAATCAATATATAATTCACCATAGATTGATTTCATTCGACCAACTACTTTGGTTATATATTGAGTTTGAACGCCAGTTCTCTCTCTAATAAGTATGTAAAGTGCCTTTTTGTTATAAGAATATAAATTGTCTCGTGTTCTGAATAGTTCAGTTAAAGAGTCAGCAATTTTTCTATCTCTATCTTTTAAGAATAAAGTGAATACATTGTAGTCCATATAACGAACATAGTAATCCATAAAGTCTTTGAGAGCATCCATTTGCTGCTTGTCGTAAACTTCATTAACGACATTACGATTGGTATCAATTACTTCAATACCATCACGAGCTTTCATTCTGGCATAGTTAGCATTGTTTTCGTTAAACAAATAGTTTCTTGCAATTACCGTGAAGTATGAAAATGCTCTACCATTGTCTCCATTAAATTTGTGAATCTTTTCATTTAAGAATGCAACCACATTCATCTTAACATCCTCATATGGGACATCGAAGTAATATGTCTTGTAGGTGTGGATTACATTCTCTGCTAGTTTATCAAATGGGTAGTGAATAAATCTATTGTAGATTTTGTTCTTCATTCGTTGGTCATCGCAATTGTTATATGCGTTGATAGCAATCTCTGTAATTTGTGTGAAATACCTTTTACTCTTTCTCTTCCGACCCATAGTATTGTTCTAATTCAGAGATTATTTCATATAAATTTTTAAAGATAAATCCAGTTTCATCATCGGCTTCAAACGAACCTAATTTATCAATGTCTTTCATCTTTGCCATTGAAGAGTCAATCTTCTCTGCAACATCAGCGATTACTACCTCTTGTTCCTCAATTGCGTCTTCTAATGCTTCATTCTTACGAAGGAGATTGTATGTCGTATATCCTAATAATAAGGTTGAGACTGATAATATGACTATAATTAATACCATAATTAATCTTGTACAATATCTTTAAATGCATCGAATACACTTGTCGTATTGGTGTTCGAGTTTGTAAATGCTTCAGCCAAGTTACCCTTTTTAGGTCTACCGGTTGTTTTAGTACGAGTAGATTTAACTGGATTCATTTCAGATTCCCATCTCTTATTTTCGTATATAGCAGCCATCTGGTCAGCCGTATGCATTATGAATGGGATTGAAGTGGATAGTCTATCATCGTTATTATACTTGATATAATATTCTTTGTTATTCTCATCATATAACCCATCAGTCAATCTCATACCAATCATTTCCTCTTCAGTATACTTGATACCAAAGTGTTGAAGATTGTACATAGTTCGGTCATTAAGATTCATCCAATGAATATTTGAATTAGTCTTATAGATTTTACCCTGATTCTTAACATGCCACTCCGAATCATTCTTTACATAATAATCCAACTCAGGAGTACCTAGCTTACCAAGGTCGTGGTGAAGTGCTACGAAGATAAGTGTTTCTCTATCGAACTCTTCCATAATCATACCGAGGTCTTGCCATAAGTCATACACCTTTAAAGCGTTACGAGTTACACGAAGAACGTGGTCAATGTATCCACCTGGAAAAGCATTGTGGTAATGTTCTACCGAAGATGCTGGTGTGTAAATCATACGTTCCTCAAAGTGGTCGTACATTTTATTGAGTGCTTCCAATCGGTCACCCTCAAATGTTTTGTTGATTAGTTTACGAAACTTATCGTAGTTTTCTACGAGCTCTTCCGCTGTAAAGAAGTCTAACATATTTTAAATTATTTTATCGATTATACCACACTCAAGTGCTTTCTCTGCGGACATAAAGTAGTCGGATGATGAGATACCTTCCCAATACTCTTTATCCATATTTGAATTATCAGCCATTAATTGATTACACTCGTGTTCTAATTCTTCTGAAAACTTTGCATTAGATTTAACATCACTCAACTTGCCTACTACAATGGTAGATAATTGATGTACCATAATCTTTGAGTGTTTTGATGCAGCACGAACGCCAGTTCCACAAGTCAATAACAATGCAGCAGCAGACATTGCTGAACCTCTAACAATGATGTTAAATGTAATACCTTGGTCTTTTTGTGATTGGATGTAGTCAATAAGAGCAAGAGTCTCAATAACATCACCTCCGGGTGAATTTAATAAAATATTGATTGTAGAGAGTTCACCATTAATCTTTTTTAGTAGTCTAACTTTAGATACGATATCAAAGGTTAACCCACTCGTAATCTCATCTTGGATGAGGATTACGTTATCGGTAGTATCAATACCATAATCAAACTCACGATAGTAAGTACGTTGTAAATCACGTTCATCGTTTGAGTCATACCCTACTCTTAAATCGCCAGCACCCGTTGTTGTGCTTCCGTATAGTTCATCCATTGTTTATAACTTGTTTATTTGTATACAATATACAAAAAATAATCCAATAATCCAAATTTATCTTTTATTACTACGTTGGGTAGCCATATAGGTGTGCTTATGTTTAGCTGGTTTCTTTTTTACTTCACCATATAAATCACGAGCCTCTTCATCGGTTGGGACAAACTCTACTTCTTCTTTTTCTTTTTTAATTGCTTTTGGGCTTTCTTTACTCTCTTCTTGTAGAGTTTCGTTTCTTTCTTCTCCCACTTCATTTGTAGGTATTGATACTGCACCCCCATCCGCTGCATCAGAGGGAATAATAATTTCGCTGTTATTATCGATAGCACCATTACTATCAATAGAATCATTAGTTCTTTCATCTTCTTTATTTGTTAATTTATTTAATGCGATTACCATTGAAATTGCTAAAGGGTCAAACACAAATACAATTAAAAGTGTAAACCAGTTTACAATTACATTCATTGGTTTGCCTGTAATTTGAGACATATATCTCAATGGACCAACCTCTGCGGCAACTTCATTATTGGATTCCAAATCTAATATTTGTAAATCGAGTGAGGTAATGGAATCCGTAGATACCTCAATCTTTTTAGCGACACTTTCACGAGAAGTTATTGCTGACTCTAATTGTTTCTCTAATGCCTTCCGTTGTGATGAAGAAGTTGTCGTGATGATTTGACCAGTTTCCCTATCACGATACTGAACTTGGTTATTTGATAAACCATTTCGTAATTCAGTAATAGATTCGGACAGCTCCTTCTTCTCTATATTCAAGTAGTCCAATTGTTCTTGGAATCTACCTTTCTTTAATTCAATCACTTGAACTTGTTTATCCATAACACTTAATTGGTCAGCAGTAGTTTGGTATGCTGATGTTAAGAATCCATAGATACCAGCTGATGTTATAACCATTAACACTCCGACTGCAAGAGTTAAGTACCACTTCATCCAACCAGCCTTGTCCCAATGGTTATGTAAGTAAGATGCTAGTATAAGTTTAGAGAACTCCAATGCGCCTGCCATAATAATAACTTCGGTTCTAGCGCCAGCAAAAAGAGAACTCAATCCATATACGGAATAATATGCAGCAGACCCCGCTAATGCGAAGGTACTTACTATCATCAACAAGATGAAACCATTTCCCTTGTTAAAAAATTTTCTCATATTTCTTTCCAAAATTAGTTTTATTAACTTTAAGACTTGTACTTATTATCAACTTCGTTTTCGCTAAGCAGCTCAAGCCTTTTAAGTTAACCTGATAAGGATAAATATCAGGAAAATAATAATAACTTAATATTATCAAGCTTTCCCCATACTATGCCCCTTTCAGAGTGTACCAAAATTAGAGATGTAGTTTAATACAGTTAACTCTTTCATCTTAGCCTCGACCTCAATATCAAGGGAATGACCATATGTGTTAATTTCAGAATAGATGTAATCAGAGTGTGCTTGTGCTTTAACACCCTCTTCTTCTAATTGTCGTGACTCCGAATAATGAACGAGTGGTTTGTAGTCACCCCAAGTCGATATAGCCAACTCAAGTGCTTCTTGTTCAGACAACCCACCAGTATTGAACTTATGGTGGTGGTAGTCAAATGTAATCGGAATACCAATGTGTTCGTGTAGATACATTAGGTCTTTGACTGAATACATACTTGCTTTGTCATCGTTCTCAACAACCAATCGAGATTGAACTGACTCTGGTAGTCGTTTGAAGTTCTTGATAAATCTATCCATAGCAGATTTCTTATCACCATACACACCATTACAATGGATGTTAATTGGATTCTGATAACTTCTCTCTAACCCCATAAGGTCAAAATGTTCTCCGTGTATTGAAAGGTCTCTAATAGTATTGTCTACAACTCTATCATTGGGTGACACTAATACGTTGAATGGGCCAGGATGTGATGTGATACGTTGACCATAAGACTTGGCGAGAGTACCAGCACCCTTAAGTACATTACTAAACTTATCAAAGTCAGGCATATCCGACAACTGAAACTCACTAGCCCACGGAACTAAATCAGAGGACATACGGAACAATCTAAATCCGTTGGTATGATTCCACTTAATAATCTTTACAAGGTCTCTTGCGTTCTCTAAAGCAAGTTCTGATGACCTATCGATACCTTCTTTAAGGAATGTCTTCTTAATCATACTACGATTGGTAGTAATCTTGTCTTTACGAAGGGTCATATTGATACAGCAATATCCGAGGTTTGTCATATGTTTCTTATTTACTATGTAAATGTAATAAAAAAAGGGGACTTATACAAGCCCCCTATGTTAAATTTATGTTAATTCTTCAAAGTCTATTGAAGGTATTTCTTCACAAAACCAATAGTATCCATCTCGTTTCAGAACAGTATCGGCGTCAAGATGTTCCTTCCATACATCAATTATCGGATTATGGTCAACTCGAATCTTCTTGACCACGATGAACAACTTATCATTAAACGTAACTTTTTCTGCTCTGAAGAATCTAAACATATTATTTAACTTTTACATCAATCTTCTTAGCCTTTCGGTCTTCGTATTTAGGAATAGTGATAGTGAGGATACCATCTTTAGCCGTAGCGGATGTTTGATTGATGTCAAACGCATCGTGGATTTTGTATCTCTTATGAAACTTACGATGTTCCTTTTCAGCTTTCACTTCCAACAATCGGTCTTCTACTGAAACCTCAATATCTTTGTTAGATAAACCTGGAACCTCAAACTCCATAGTCAATACATCATCCTTTAAATACGCTGATGAATCCGAAACACGATGGTTATCCCAACCACCGGAGACCATATCGGAAATCATAGTGTGAAATGTTGAATCAAATAGTGTCATATATTACCCTTTTTAATGTTAATGTATTATTAAAAGGACAAAAGTGATACCAATTGTGTATTA